CGGAGCCTATACCGTATATTATAGTTCACTTAAATGATGGCGAACAAAAGGTAAGGGGAGACAGCTTTAACATAGTGGATGTAACTCTGGTGGTAGGCATATACGACCATGACAGTGCTAATCAGGGGCATAAAAATGTTATAGACGTTATTTACAAAATACAGGATAGATTCTCAAAGAAACCCGCACTTAAAAAGACTTCTTTTACAGGAGATTTTAAGTGGACAGTTATGGACACGGAAACGTATCCATATTATTGGGGAGCCTGTGAGATGAGTTTTTATATTCCGTCAATAAGAAGGGAGGATGAATTAAGTTGAGTAAAAAAGATGAAAGTACAATTCTTGATGTTCCTGCAAATGAGAATCCAGAAAAGCAGGATGCAAAAAAGGAAGCCTTAAAAGAAAATGTGATCTATTTAGGTCCGGACATTCCCAATGTAGTAGCTGGTTCTACAGTATTTGAAGGTGGAGTTCTGCCGGAAGCAGTAAATGAAAAGATTGAAGCACTGCCAATTCTTTCAAGTCTTTTTGTGCCTGTGAGCGGGATGGTTGAAAAGGTAAAAGAATTAAATAAAGCTGGAAGCTCTGCTAATACAATATATGCAAGAGTAAAAGCTGAAATAAAAAAGGAGGATTAATAATATGGAGTACAAACATGGTGTTGGCACGAGAGAAGTAAGTACAAAGCTGCCTCTTCCGGTTGAAAACCTTGGAGGAGTGGCAATTGTATTTGGAACTGCTCCGGTCAACTTGACTAATGCACCAAAAGAAGCTGTAAATAAGCCTTTTTTGTGCAGAACGTTTGACGAAGCAAAAGATGCGCTAGGGTATTCAGATGATTACGAAAACTATAGTCTTTGTCAGGCTATGGATGCCTTTTTCAAGGTTGCAAGAACCGCGCCTGTGGTATTGGTTAACGTTCTTAATCCGGAAACCCATACATCTGCTTATAGTGAAACTCTTACCATAAAGGATAAGCAGGCCGTATCTACCAAGAAGGGAATCCTTCTTGAAGGTCTAAGAGTTGGCAATCTTACAAACGACAAGTATCTTCTTTCATTTAACGATGAGGGGTATCTTGTAGTAACTATTACAGGCGATGTGAGCGACACCACTCTTGCAATGACCGGTAAAGTGATAGATGCAAGCAAGGTTACCGCTAAAGATGTAATAGGCAGTCATAATGTGGCTACAGGTAAAGATACAGGATTTGAACTTATAAAAGAGGTATTTACAAGATTTGGAGTTATTCCGGGGTTGTTGCTTGCGCCGGGTTACTCACAGATTCCGGAAGTAGGAGTTGCACTTAATGAAAAGTGTAAAAACATTAGTGGTGCGTTCAGCTGTGAATGTGTTGTAGATATTGATGCAAAGAAGGCTGTAAAAATTGCTGATGTTAAGAAGGTAAAGAATGACAGCGGGTTCAGCGGAAGCCGTACAATATGCCTGTATCCGATGGTTAAGGTAAGAGGCAAAAAGATGTATGCATCTGCATATTATGCAGCAATGGCTTGTAAGACTGATGGTGAGAATGGATTTATTCCTAATGTCACACCATCTAATAAGCCAGCTGAGATCGAAGCCTTAGTTCTTTCGGATGGAACAGAAGTATATTTTGATATGACAGAAGCTAACTCACTAAACGCTATTGGTGTAGTTACAGCTCTCAATTTTAAGGGATTTAGATTCTGGGGAAATAACACGGCGGCTTATCCTGATACTAAAGACCCTAAAGAACGCTGGATAGGCACAAGAAGGTTTTTCTCTTGGTGGAGCAACACTTTTGTTGTTGATTACTTTGATAAAGTTGACAGTCTTATGAATATAAAACTGATTGAGTATATCGTTGATACAGCCAATATCAAAGGAAATTCACTTGTTGCCCAGGAGAAATGTGCAGGCATAAGGGTAGAGTATAAAGAGGAAGATAATACAAGTGAAAAACTGCTTGAAGGCAAGATAACTTTCAGGCATTACCTCGCTCCATATACACCCGCAGAATATATCGAGAATGTACTGGAATATGATGTAAACATGCTTCTTGCCGCAATAGGAGGTAAAAAATAATGGTAAATTCAAATTTAGTACCTGAGGTTATAAACAATTGGAACGCGTATAACAAGGGGAATAAGCTTATTGGCGTTACCGGTTCGGTAACATTGCCAAATCTTGATGCAATTACTGAGCAAATAACAGGCGCAGGTGTGCTTGGAAGTTATGAAACAGGCATTATAGGACATTATGGCCCTATTGAACAGGAAGTGCCATTTAGAATGCTTGAAGAGGATATATTTTCCCTTATGGATCCAACGCAGAGTGTTGACCTTACATTTAGGGCTTCCACTCAGTACACCGAAAGGGAGACGGGGGCTATTGACTACAAAGGCATGAGAATAGTCGAAACGGGCAGATTCAAGGGCTTTTCAGCAGGAAAGCTTGAAGCGGGAAAAGCAATGGAGGGAACTCTTAAGCTGGAGATTCTTAGTTTTATGGTAGAGCTTAATGGAAGGAAGCTTGTCCAACTTGATAAGTTGAATGATCAGTTCATTGTTAATGATAAAGACATGCTTGAGAAAGTGAGGAAATTTAGCTGATGGAAAATAAGGAAAAAGTAATTGAGGAAACGAAGGAAGTAATGCTTGGCGTAGATAACAGGCTTTTATTTAGACTTACCAAACCTTATACATTTGAAGGCAAAAGCTATGATAGTGTAGACCTTTCAAGGTTAAATGAGCTTACACTTACAGATATGGTATCTGTAGAAAGAAGGGTAAGAGGGGCATATTTAGGAGGTGATTCTAATCCTTTAATCGAGATGACGCTTATCTATGCGTGCCATCTTGCGGCTACGGCTGCAAATCTTCCTGTTGAGTTTTTCTTGGGGCTTCCTATAACGGATAGCATGACACTTAAGGGCATTGTAACGGGTTTTTTATTTTAGTGGGGATAAGTCCAAGTGACTTATCCAAATTAAAGAAAGTAGTTATACAGTTAGCTATGACGCTCAAGACAGGGATAGACTATTTCTACTCCCTGTCTATTTTTGAATTATTTGATTTAGTTGAGGAGGTGGCAGAAGTTGTCAGCGAAAGGGAAAGAACAAAGATTTGACATAGCAATTGGCGGTAAGGTAGACAAATCGCTTGACAAGGCGATGCGGACTTCCGAAAGTAAATTAAAAGCATTCAAAAGGCAGATAAGAAGGCTTGATTATGATTTTAACAAGCTAGATAAAGGGTTTAATAAGATAGCCGGATTAAGTGGAAAAACCTTCAGCCTTATAGGGAGAGGAGCACTTACGGCAGCAGGAGCCGTTCAGGGCATTGGAATTGCAAGTACAATGGCAGGCTCTAAGTTTGAGAGTGCGTTTGCTGGAGTAAAGAAGACAGTAGATGGCACGAAGAAAGAATATCAGGGACTTAAAAAGGAAATATTATCCCTTACCCGTATACTTCCTTCAAGCGGAGCTGAACTGGCAGGAACTATGGAAATAGCTGGCCAGCTAGGAATAAAAAAGAGTGCCTTACCTGATTTTACAAAAACAATGGCAAATCTTGATGTATCTACCAACATGACCGCAGAAGAAGCAGCTACTTCATTCGCAAGATTTGCCAATATAACAGGTATGTCAGATTACGACAAAAAAGGTATAAGCAACTATGAAAAGCTGGGCTCTACAGTTGTAGACTTGGGAAATAAGTTTGCAACGACAGAGCAGGAAATAGTTGAGATGGGTACCAATCTGTCATCTACGGGCAAGCTGATTGGCTTATCTGCACCTGAAATAATGGCTCTCGGTACTGCGCTTAGTTCGGTTGGTGTAGAAGCCGAAAAGGGCGGAAGTGCCATGAGTAAGCTGTTTAAGAAAATGCAGATTGCAGTTGAGACAAATAACGGTATGCTTGCCGAATTTGCAAGTGTGTCTGGCATGAGCAAGTCACAGTTTACAGAAGCTTTTAAGGGCAGTGCCATAGGAGCCATGTCAAAGTTCTTGGGCGGGCTCAATGACACAAAGAGAAATGGTAAGTCTGCAATTGCAGTCTTAAATGACATGAAACTCTCTGAGGTTAGGTTATCAGACACTATATTAAGGCTTGCTAATTCAAGCGGTAATATGGAGAAGGCGGTACATACTGCCAATAAAGCGTGGGAGGAAAATACAGCCCTAACAACGGAAGCGGGCAAAAGATATGAGACTTTTGAAAGTCAGATTGGACTCACTAAAAATGCATTTAGTGAAATGGGCATCGCAATATATGACAATCTTACAAGAACACCAGCTCTTGGAGTAATAACAAAACTAAGGCTTGCAATAAACGATTTTACGGATAACGGTCTCTATGAGTGGCTTGATAGGATTAATTATAAACTGCCTACATTTAAGAGGCAGATTGAGAGCATGGGAGAAAAAGGACCACTTATAGCAAGGCTTGGTATTGGACTTGGCGAAAAGCTCCTTGATACAGGTAAATGGGTAGTAAATAATGGTGATTATGTGCTATCTGTATTTGAAGGGATTGGAGCTGCAATGCTCTCCTACAAAGTAGCTTCAAGCTCGGTACATTTTATAAATGCTCTCATGAGTTTAGGCTCGCTAAGCCCTGCAGTACTTGCGATAACAGGGATAGCTACTTCCGCAGGCGGTATTGTTACACTTTTAGAAAGAGTCAGAGCATTTGAGAGACGACAAACCAATGAGGCAATAGCGAAGTCTTTTGGTAAAATAGCACTCTCTATGGAAGATATAGAAAAGGCTGCAAAAAATATTGTAGGTAAGAA